AAGCTTTTTTAAATACATACGAACCTTCAATTGTATAGGATGCATTTGATGTTGTAAAGATTGTAGGAAGATCAGTAAGATCAAGCATTGAAGGCGGCAGTTCATTTACACCCTGATCCAGACCTACGAGTGCTTGCCCTGTTTCACTTTCACTTATTGAGACTTCGAAGAAGAAATCATCATCTTTAAACGTGACACTATTTAAATTTGACAATGGTTTGTCAATGAAGAAATTAGTCACATATATAATTTTGTTAGTCAATAATTCTGGATTCGCAAGTATGTCTAATGATCCTTCTGTATTCTTGACTTGATTATTAACTCCTTGGTTTGGAATAAAGTCTCCGCTGTTTGTAGTAACATTTACATCTGCTACAGGGATTGTGATCTTAACTGTTGTAGCCTTTTGATCTAGTTCAACAAAATTCTTTAGCTCATCAGATAATGTTCTTCCTGTATATATTGCAGGTTTTGTATCTGAAGTTAGTATTCTTTTTAGTGTTGCTTCTGTACGATTATTGTCTGCATATTCTCCATCAGCAATTCTTTCACCTACCATCTGAAGAAGCAATCTACCAGTCGTAGCGTCTGGGTTGATGGATACACAGACTTCTCCGTTGTTATAGTCATCGGTATATACAAACGAATCATTCTTAACGCTTGTTACTGTCCCTAGCGATTTATTTTCTGGAGTCCTTTTAACTACATAATGTGTGTTTGTATCTGCCTTCATTGTCGGATATTCATAACCCGAAAACGTATTGCTAATTTGATACGGCGTTCCTTTGTATAGTGTTGCATCTAGCAATGCATCCACAAACGGTGTATTACTTCCAGTTTGTTCTAAGCCTGGATCGTAGTTTTGATTTTTAATCTTCAGCGTGGACCAAGCAGTTCGATTATAAATCTCATAACCTTTTCGCCACTTGACCCAATCACTTTCAAGATTCCACTGATCGATTATGCTTCTTTGAACCGTAGAACCAAATTCCCGATTACTTGGGTAGAAACCAGAACCCCTTGGATTACCAAGAGATCGATTTATACTGGCAAATCCCTTAAAGGAGTATATGCCAGGATTAAAGTCACTACGCTTCCTAGGCATCAATAGAATCCGCCATGGACTCCAAGTAGGGGTGCTTCGGTTGCCGTATCGCTAGAGGTCTTCTTCTTAACCGCAGCCCACAGGCACTTACCTTTAGGAATGTATAATGCTTGGAACTGTGTACCAATAACTAAGCTTGAATCTGTAGAACCTTGACCAGGAACTGGATTCAGTACAAAAGGCATTGCACCGTAAACAGTTTTAGAACCTTCTGTTGTTGTGCCATTAAAGGTTCCAAGGAAAGAGGCTTGAGATGCTCTCAAGAAGTCTTTTGCACTACTCATATACATATTGACTGTATAAGCAGCACTAGTTGCTCTGGAGAGCGTGTAGATCTCACTAATTATTGCACCGTCATTCGTTGTGCAGTCAACAATCAGCTTTGCACCGTTTGAGCCACCAATGGTGATTACAGAGTTTGTTTCTACTGTTGCACCAGCAAGGTCAACAATTTCATGCAGTACTCGGTCAACCAGAAGTGGTTGCTTATTAGTAGATGTTGAAGCCATTACGCTTTACCTCCTTTCTTTCCTTTTGTTTGCTTAGTCGCACCTGGCGTCATTGCCATACCTGCGTATTGTTCCATGGTCGGTAAAGGCGTTCCTTGACCAGCGTTAAAACCCGGTGGAGTTTGAACATTTGCAGGCTGACCAGTAAGACCCATAAAACTTTGAGGCTTGCCCTGCATAGACGGATGCATGTTCATTCGACTTGCTTGCATCATCTCTGCAGGTGGGGTAGGTGCAGCAAACAGTGCGAGTGTGCTCCGTTGATGCCCACGCATAGTTCCTGATCCTTGGTTTGGCATTGGAGAGCGCGGGACAAATGCGGGGTTGATATCACCACCATCAACACCAAGCTGTGATGCACTCATCAAACCTTTATCACCATAAGGAAACTCATTCACAACTCTTCCGTCAGGACCTGGGAGTGCACTCAGCTGAGGACCAAAACTGGTGACATTGCCAGGATTGTTCATCTGAGTTGTTGGATCACCAGGAGTGACCGACATATTGATTGATAGCTTCTCTCGATTGGGGTCGAGCGCAATAGAATTTTGTTGAACTTTAGATCTAGCCATTATGCAATCCTCATGGTTTCAGAACGATCATTATTACTAAAGTCAGCATTACCAGCAGCTTTTGCATAAAGTGCAAGGCGTTGATCTAACTTGTCAGTTCCCACAGAGTTTTGTTCTGGGGGTGCAGGCGGAGTAGGCACTGTTTCAGGAGCAGGCGCTTGATTCACTACAGGCTGTACACCACTGGTATATGGATTTCCATCGCCTTGAGCTCTGGCTTGCCTAAGTCTTTCTTGATAGTCAGATTCCTGACTATTCATTGTAATTTTATGAGCACCGTGAGTATTTACGGCATACATGATTTTATTTAAATAGCCTAAACCTATTCTACACTTAAGACCAATCAGTGCTGAGCATCATGCGAGTACCGACTGCTGTATCTGCAGGACCGGGTACAGCCATAATAAATTCAGCACCTGATCTTTCAAACGCATATCGACGTACTTCAGGACGACGATAATTTGGTACGTAAAGGCTTTCCGCAAGACGATCAATTTCTCTCAAATAGATTTCTCTGAAATACTCATCACCTTTGAGTGGATCTGAGGTACTGATTGTTCGGCTTACATCACCAGAAATAATCTCTTGCCGAGATGGATTTAATACTCTGCTACCATTATCATCAAAATAGTCGTCAGGAATAGCTGCACTTGCTTTCCATGCGATATCACAACGTTTGATATGATAGTTGATCTGCTCATACCAGTAATCATCTGGAATAAGTGACATTGCTTCTTCTAATCTTGATCGATCACCAGCAGGTATCTGGGCACCGGCATTGAAGCCAAGGTGAAATCGAACTTTAGATTTTAGATAATCGTCTAGTTCCATCAGGCAGCTCCTTGGGTGATATTGCTGTAAGTACTGGCAAGCTCGTTTTGAAGCATGCTTTTTTCAACTTGAGTCAGCTCTTCACCCATCTGAATCTTTGCAAGTAGTGTTGCGGCGGGAGAATTTTCCATCATTGCTTGACGTGCTCCAGCTCCTAATCCACCACCCAAGATTGCTCCAACCAATCCGCCAGCAAAACGTGTACCAGGGCGAACAGCATTACGAATGCCTCGCATTCCAGTATTAGGAGCAGGAACTAACCCCTGTCCTGCCGCTAACCTGTCTTTCAATTTATTTATCTGCAGTCCAGCAGCATGAGGAACTGCACCAGCGGTAGCTCCTGTTAACGCACCAAGACCAGCACCAAGTGCTGTAGAACTACCAGGGCTAATACGATCTTGTTCGTCTTGTGCTGCCTTTGCTAGTAAAGCTTCCTCAATACTAATAGCCATTACTACACTTCTACTTTTATATCACTAGTTTAACTAATAAAGATCAAGTCCTCTTCAATCAGTTGATCCCAATTGACTCGGGGAATATTTTCTAGCTGTTTGAGATTGGCAAACCTTTCGCCGCTCAATGACATACGTAGTTCAACAATCTTCTTGGCGGTAGCAAAGCCAACACCAGGCAGTCTTTTAGCAATTTGTTCTGCAGGAGCAGCATTTAAGTTTAAGCGAGTATCTTCAATCGGCACAACAGTTTGAGGGATTTGCTCTTCCGGCGCTTCTTGTTCTACAGGAGCGATCTTTGCCATACGTCCTTTTTGAGGATCATAAGGAACTAGTTGATCAAGCATCATAAAAGTAACGCCACCTGCAGCGTCTTTAACCATTGCAAACTCTTTATCGTGCTGAGTAACAAATTCCACCAACTTACCTGTCTTGGTGTCTTGAAATAACTTGTGGTCGGACATATCTTTGGGGTATACCTAATCTTATTATAGGCACAAAAAAAGCGCCTCCGAAGAGACGCTCTTGATGCTGATTATATAAATCAGGTGCCTTGACCAGCTTCAATTCCATAAGGAATATGAGCATCTTCAGCGTCAGGAGCAGAGGCTGCACGGTAGTAGCAAACTTCAACCAGAATGGCGGAAGGGCTCTTACGGTCAGCACCAGCAGAGGGGTTCTGCTCAGCGGTGAAGCCTGCAGAGGTGACGACCTGGACTGCAGTATCAGCAGAAGTGCTTACAGCAGTGCCATTCAGTACACCCAGCATTGGAGAAGTAGCGCCAGCAGCAGGGAAGAAGAGATCACTTGCTGCAGTCAGGGTTACTTCACTACCGGTGTTACCAGGAGCGTTGCCGCCGAGAGCGACAATCTTGATGGTGTTACCGGAAGCAGCTGCTTTCACGCCAGGGGCGGAGACAGCTGTGCGATAGACAACGGAATCCTTAGGAATTACGAAGGTCTTATCAGTACGAGGCTTGTCATCTTGACGCAGGTCAGGAGACAAGATCTTCAGGCCATAGGTGCCAGCAGCAAGAGAGCCACCAGACAGAGTGCCTGCATTGTCAGGATCGAGGACCAGTGCACCAACGGCACGGTAGAACTCAACACCAGGGATAGCTTCAACACCCTGCTCGCGATATGCGTTCAGGTGAGAAACATAATTACCGGGGAAAATTACGGACATTGTTAGTTACCTCCTATCAATAAACGAAAGAGTAACCAACCGTAATGAAATCTCTATTCAGAGTTTCAAAACCGGCGAACAGGCTCCAGATCATGATGATGAAACGGCTGAAGTCGTCGTTGTTATTCAGCAAGATCTGAGCGTTGTTACCACCAATACCCACGCCAACAGCCTGAGGGCCGAAGAAGATCAGCTGAGATGCCGTGTAGTCAGCGGCAGAGCTGCTCTCGTCAGTCACCACGAGGTTATAAGAGGTTTCGGGCAGGTTGGTGGACTCGAACCAACGGACACCCTCAAAGAGGAAGCCAGTAGGCATAACGGGTTGACCAGCAACAAAGCCAGCTTGACCGTAAGCAGGACCCATGCCTTGGTAGAAGTTGGCGTTGGGAGCCTGGTTGGGCTGCATGGGGTTAATCATGCCGTTGCCCGGATAGCGAGCGATCTCGCGGAAGTCAGCGTTCTGGCGCAGGTGCATCATCGCGGTCGGATCCACGATGCAGCGGTAGTAGCCATCAGCGAAGGTCGGGACGTTGCGCTTACGCATGTCCTTGACAACTTCCAGAAGGTCGGTCTTCACATCGAACTTGGCGGATTCGCCAGCGGCGTAGGTAACGCCGAGGGTGCCACCGGAACCACCTTTGGCTTTACCGCCAGGCAGGTAGTAACCACCTTGATCTTTGCTTGCTTGACCAGCAGCTTCTGCTTTCAGGAGTTCGTTAGCGAACACCCGATCGCGCCAGCGGCGATAGTCGTCGAGCAAGGTCAGAGAACCGATGCTCTGATGGAACACGTTCAGGTTGCCGGTATCCAGCAGCAGACGCTGAGCGGTAATCAGAGTTTCGCGAGCCACCTTGAAGGTGGAAGGCTGAGAGGAATCGCGGGAGTCAGCAGGACCGGTGTACTCACGGAGAGTCACCAGCACTTTGTCCTTGACGATATTGCGTGCGGAGGCGGATCCAAGTGTTTGATCGGCTGTCCGCTCACGGGACTCCTTAGTGCCGGGCTTACCCCAGAAGCGGTAACGGTCTAACTGAACTGTTTGACCGGGTTGCTTAGAGAAGTCGTGTACCACAACCGGCTCAACTGCCATCTCAATGATGTAAGCCGGGTGGGGACGATAAAGCTCTGCACCAAGAAGCTTCGGAAAATCATTATCAATCCACATAGGATCGTAACTCCGTAAGCTAAAAAGGTTTATAAGTGTCTTCGACTTAGACACATATAACGATATTAGTAGTTATTGCTATACTTTAGAATATATACCCCAATATTTTGTGGTTAATAACGATGGAATTTATCGACGACAATGAATGGACTCCGATTCATACTTTACCGGGCTATGAATGCTGTATCGAATACTATATAAACAGCAAAGGACAAATCAAAAGCACTAAAGGAAGGTCCGAGAAAATATTAAAGCAACGGAAGAATAAGAATGGCTATATGCAAGTTAACCTTACACAACGAATTGGAAGAAAGAAAACAATTACCGCAGCAGTTCATACACTTGTAGCACTTGCATTTTTAAAACCCCCATTATCACTGCCCGGTCGTACAAAGACATGTAGCAGAGTTCGTCATGTAGATGGTCAAAAAGATAACAACATCGTTGGTAATCTTAAATGGACTAAAATAGAAGAAAGTTGTAATCGCGAAAATGGCTGATAGTCTTATTCTTACTGGTGTAAAAAACGTAAGTAAGCACACTGGCAAAGAACTGCGGTTGACCCGTCCTAAGCGAGGTGGTGATACTCATAAAATCAAAGAATGGTGGCACGCTACTAATGGTGTTCAGTATGTTGACTGCACTATTTTTGAAGTTACTGCTAATGGAGAAGTTTTGAAGCTTGCTGTCGCTTCAGGAAATGGAACGCATGTGCGTATTGACCATGATGGAAAGCTTAATTTTGCTTTTTATGGTGCAAAGGGCATTACTCGTGCAGCACTCTTTACTCGTGATCTGGGTTTAATTGAGCACTACGTTCTCCCGACAATGAGCGGTGGCAAGGTTATGACTGTCAAACCTCAAGGATCTTCTGAGAAGCCTGCAGGGGTAGAGCCTAAAAAAGCTGTTGCAGTTAAGTCTACAAAGACTACTCCTATCGTAAATACCAAACCTTCTCCTGTCCCTACAGTTAAGCTCTCAAAAAAACCTATTAAGAAAAAACTTGAAGATTAATAGCTAGGTCGGTCGTTACTTTTCATGATTTGAGCCTTATTTGTAATAGACTCAAGCGGGCTATACTCTTCTCCAATTTTTACTTCAATGTTGTAAGGGAGTCTGCGAGTATTTCTCGCATGAACACCAACAAAGAAGTGATCTTTTGGTTTGATGAACATTACATCGTATGGATGTTCTTCATGATCACTTGTGTAAAGGCGTACATCAAGATGATTGTCGTTGTATATATTACCT